GCAAAAAAGCTCCTTCGGGGGCTTTTTTATGGCTAATTTTTTGACATAAATACTGATAAATGTCGTATTTTTATGATGGCTGACGTAAATCGCGTTTCTAGGTCATTCAAGGATATTAGTTTATCCTTTTTACCTCACCCAGTAACGGGTGATCTTGGTGTTTTAAGAGATGCTAGAGCAATTAGGCAGTCAGTACGCAACATTGTAGAAACTATTCCTGGTGAAAAGTTCTTTGAACCACTTTTTGGGTCTGATGTTAGAGGTCAGCTGTTTGAAAACGCAAATTATGCTACAGCCTTTGCCATTGAAGACCAAATAACAGTTTCTTTGGAGAACTTTGAGCCTAGAATTGATGATATAGTGGTTAAAGTTGATCTTTTTACAGATCAGAATGAAGTAGGCGTTAGTGTTGCTTACAATATTGTAGGTGAAGAGTTCCCACCCCAAAATTATACATTTATTTTAACGAGTACTAGGTAATGGCATTTACTAAGTTTACAAATTTAGACTATGATCAAATTAGAGAGTCTATTAAAGACTATTTAAGAGCAAACTCCAATTTTACTGGGTTTGATTTTGATGGATCCAACTTTAGTGTCCTTATTGATACTTTGGCATACAATGCCTATATCAATTCAGTGAATGCCAATATGATCGTTAATGAATCCTTTTTGGATTCTGCCACTCTCCGTAGAAATGTAGTTTCTTTGGCGGGAAACATTGGATATTTGCCTAGATCACAGAAATCCGCTCAAGCTCAGGTTACGTTTAGTGTAGACACGGGCTCTAACACGTCCACGTTGACCTTGAAGGCTGGTTTGGTCTGCGTTGGTACAGAAGACAACAGTAGTTACGTATTTTCCATTCCAGAGCCTATAACAGCTACTGTGAATGAAGGTGTTGCTGTGTTTGGTATAGATAGTGATCCAATAACAATTTATCAGGGAACATTTGCTAGGACCTCATTTCCTGTAGATACCTCATTAAACCAAAGATACATTATTAATAATCCAGATGTTGATTTTAGTACACTCATAGTAAGAGTGAGAGATGAGAATGATACTGGGTTGGGTCAACAATGGGAAAGAGTAAAAAATATTATTAGAATTGATAAAAATAGTGAAGTTTATTTCTTAGCAGAAGTAAACCAGCAAAATTATGAACTTTTGTTTGGAGATAATATTTTTGGTAAAGCTCTAGTCAATAATCAAACAATTGAATCCACCTATATTATCGGTGATGGTAAAGCTGGTGATGGAGCTAGCCAATTTAGCTTTTCTGGCTCTTTGGTTGATGATCTTGGTAATCCAGTTTCGCCATCAAACGTGGTTGATGTAACTACCATAACAGCCGCTAGAAACGGCGCCGCTGTAGAGAGTGTAGAATCCATCAAATACTATGCTCCCCGCGTCTATGGAGCCCAATACAGGGCTGTGACGGGGCGCGACTATGAAGGCATCATTAAACAGCTATATCCAAATACAGAATCAATCTCTGTGGTGGGTGGAGAAGAGCTAATACCCCCACAATTCGGCAATGTCTTAATTAGCATCAAACCTGTCAATGGTATTGAAGTTAGTGACTTTGATAAGAAGAACATTCTTGATGGATTGAAGCAATATACAATTGCTGGGATCAATCAACAGATTGTTGATCTTAAAATTCTATTTGTTGAGATTAATAGTGCTGTTTACTATGACACTACAAAAACAACTACAGCAAATACTTTGAAAACTGCTGTTATTCGGTCTCTCAACGCATATGCGGGTTCTATTGATATTAATAAGTTTGGCGGTAGATTTAAATACTCCAAATGTCAGAAAGTTATTGATGACACTTCAACCGCAGTAACATCAAACATTACTAAAGTTATTATTAGAAGAAATCTCAATGCTGCTGAAAATCAGTTTGCTCAATATGAGTTATGCTATGGTAATGCGTTCCATATTATTCCTGGTGGTGGAACTATAAAGAGTAGTGGATTTAAGATTACTGGAAATTCAGCAAATCTCTTTATTACCGATATTCCAAATACGGATGCTGCTGGTCAGCTAGACGGATCAGGTAAAGGTGTCATATCATACATTAGTGAAAATCTTAATGCTAGTGATGGAGAATCTAATTATACAACTGTAGTTTCAAACGCAGGTATTGTTGATTACACCAAAGGTGAGATACAATTATTTACGGTAAACATAGCTTCAACAAACCTAGATAATAAAATTATTGAGATACAGGCATTTCCACAGTCTAATGATGTTATTGGTCTTAAAGATCTCTATGTCTCGTTTGATGTTTCTCAGAGCCCTATAAATATGATTAGGGATACAATTGCCAGTGGTGAACAGATCTCTGGCGTTGGTTTCCCAGTAACATCAAGTTACGGAAACGGCAAATTAACAAGGTAAAAACAGGTATCTTAGTATGATTGGTACTGGTATTGAAGTGAGAGTGAAGATCCAGGACATCGTTTCTTCCCAACTCCCTAGTTTTATTTTAAGTGAAGCACCATTAACTGATGACTTCTTAAAACAATTCTATATCTCCCAGGAGTTTCAGGGCGGTCCAATGGACTTTGCCACAAATTTGGATCAGTACCTTGATATTAATAATACATCATCTCAAGCATTATATGGTACGTATGCTCTAACTGAAAGCATAACACCAGAATCGGATATTGTTAATGTAACCACAACTAATAGTTTTCCTGAATCCTGGGGACTTCTAAAGGTTGGTAATGAGATAATGACATACACTGGTATCACTACCAACACCTTTACTGGGGTTGTGAGGGGATTCAGTGGTATTACAGACCTTCACGCTGATGGTGCCCCTCAAGAGTTAGTATTCCAGACTTCAGAGGCTTCTGCGCACCTTGCTGGGGCACCTGTAGAGAACTTAAGCGTCCTATTCCTCAAGGCATTTTTTGATAAGCTTAAAGCTACGTTTGCTCCAGGCTTTGAGGATCTAGACATTGCTGATGATCTTAATGCGGGTAACTGGATTAGAAATGTACGTTCATTCTTCCAAACTAAAGGAAGTGAAGAATCTATCGTCATTCTATTTAAAGTATTATATGGAGAGACACCTAGAGTTGTTGATCTAGAAAATTTTCTAATCAAACCATCAACCGCAGAATACTCAAGAAGAGATTATGCTGTTGCTATTCCAGTTAAAGGTAATCCCACACAGCTACAAGGAAGAACTATATTTGAAGTAGGAAATCCAAGCGTATTTGGCGCTGTTTCTGAAATTGAGACCTTTACTAGAGATCAAAATTTATATTACAGAATATTATTCTTCGTATCCAATGATGAAATTGGAAATGAGAAGAAGTTATTCACTGTACCGGCTAGATCATATACTCAAAGACCTTGGAATCCAGGCGACACTACTATTACAGTAGATAGTACTATTGGTTTCCGCAATAACGGTAAGTTTATTACCAAAGATGGTGTTGAATTTGAATATGAGCAAAAGAGCGTCAATCAGTTCTTGGGTGTAACCTGCTCCGATCCTTTAAAAACTGTAGCGATCAAAGATGAGATTATTGACAATATTGTTGTAAGGGGAACTAGTTCAGATGGTGAAGAAATTATTGTAAGACTGACTGGTGTTATTTCCGACCTAACATTTGACAATGAAGTTCCATTCAACTTTATTGGAGAGAAAATTAGAGTAGATACTCTTGGTGAAAATATTCTTGGTCCTATTGCAGTTAGAGGAACACAGACAGTTCCACAAACTATTGCCAACAGCTTCATTTACAACACCAGTGTAAGATTTGAGGTAAGAGAAGTTGAGGGTACAGAATTTACCTTATCTGCTAATTACTTAGATAAAGCTAGTATTGCTCCTGGAGATACTGTAGATATTCTCCAACGTGGTAGTCAGATTGCTTATGTCACTAATCGTCTTGTAAATAGCGTTGATTTTGTCAATTCTACAGTGACTATTAATGACACTTTCGGTGTTCCCACCAATCAACCACTTGATATTAGAAGAAACCAAAAGTATGCTAATAGCACCGGTACACCCATTGATTATGGTAACAATGCGGTACTATCTAATGTCTTGAATTTGTATGATGCTAGAGAGTTTGATTCTAATTATTATGTTGCCACGAATTCACTTCCATCATATGAAATCACATCCAACATCGTTGAGAGTACGATAGTCGATCCTACTCCAGATAGCTTTGAAGATTTTAATAGCTTTACTAATGAGTACTCCACTCTCGTTTTTCCAGAAGAAGTTCAGTTCTATACGGGAGATTTGATCTCATATACTGTCAGTAAGGATACTGTTCCACTAATTGATATTGGTGAGTATTATGTTCAGATTCTAGAGGATAGGAGAAAAATTAAATTATATGTGTCTCCATCTTTTATTGGCAGTACAAGTTTTGTTGGCTTTACCGAGACTACTGGAATTGGAACGCATTTCTTCACATTGGAGAGTCAGAAAACTCGCCAAATTACTACAAAGCGAGTATTCAGAAAAATTCCAGTATCTGATACTTTAATTTCTATTGATAGAGAGCCAGAGCCCACTAGACCTGGTGCTATCGCCGTACTTACTAATGGTGTGGAGATTGTATCATATAAGTCCCCCGATAAAGTATATTTGGGACCTATTGAGAAATTAGATGCGGTCGCACGGGGAGAAGGTTACAGTGTAATTACTCCACCAAAAGTTGAAATTGCAGAACCCGATGTATTAATCTATGAGTTAGTAGCCCCTCCTGTTGTTCCTACTAGAGCTTTTGGTACTCCTGTAGTTAAAGGGAAGCTAGAGGAAATTGTAATTGACCCACAAGATTTTGATATTGATCAAGCATTCAGTATTACTGTGCGCGGTGGTAATAGTAGAGGTGCTACAGCAATCCCTGTTGTTGACAGGCAAAATAGAATTATTCCTTTTGACAGTAGAGTTACTGAACTTGGTGGGGGTGTTAATTATACTGACGATAGTATTTTATTCCAGGTACCCCATAACTTGTCTGATGGAGATGCTGTTGTCTATAACAATAAAGGCGCAAAAAGTATTGGTACCTCAAAAAATGCTGTACCAGCAATTAGTACTGGAACTACACTGTCTAATGGTGGTATTTACTATGTTGAAGTCTTAAATATAAGAACAGTTAGATTATACGAAACTCTAGATAAACTAAAGAGTGGCGGTGATCCAGTATACCTCTCACAAAACTTAAATGGTTATGGTATTCAATCATTTGACACATTAAGGAAAAATACAATTATTGGAGCTACTATCTCCGATGATGGTGGTTTTTTCTATTATAGAAATATGGAGTTTGAGCCATCAAACGTCTTTACTGCGTATGATGAAATTAGATATTTTGAGCACGGTTTTGAGAGTGGTGATATTGTTGAGTATGGTACTACTGGGATCCCAATTGGTGGGCTATCAACTTCAAATCAATACTACGTTTATAAAGTAGATGACAATATTCTTAAGTTGTCTGATGCAGGTATTGGTGCTACTATTAGCAGTAACTATGAAAGATTGGAGTTTGTTGATTTAACCAGTGAGGGAACTGGTAAGCACAATATTAAGTATCCAGATATTACAACCGAAGTTGTTGTTTCTTATGCTAGTACTTTTAGTGGAGAAGTTAAAGCTACTCCAGTTATTAGAGGATCTATTGAGCAAGTTTACACTAATGACGGTGGCTACTATGGTAGTGACATCACAAACTTCCAAAAAACTCCAAATGTTGAATTATCATCTGGAACTGGTGCTGCTATCGTACCATCAATTGTTGAAGGTAGGATTACTGGAATTCAAATTTTAAATTCTGGTAAAGAGTATGCGGATAGTCCAAATCTAATTATTGAAGATTCATCTGATAGTGGTGTTGGTGGTAAGTTAAGGGCTATTGTTGTTGATGGTAAAATTGAAGAGGTCATTATCATTAATCCTGGTATCAGCTATGGAGAAACCACTACAAAAATTAAAGTGGTTGATCCAGGTAAAGATGCTATCATTATTCCTAGGATTAGAGACTTAACAATTAACTTATATGCTAGGTTTGGATTTGAGGTTCTAAGTCAGAACAACTATAGAATTGTAGCCTATGATAGAAAGTTAAGAGAAGATGTATATAATGACGATGGTAACATTCATTCCCCTATCATTGGTTGGGCTAATGATGGTAACCCAATTTATGGTGGTTTTGGCTATTCTGATCCCAGAGATACTAACTCTGGTATTAGAGCTATGGAGACCGCATATATTTTAGCCCCTGAGGATGTATTTGGACGACCAAGACAACAATCTTATCCAGCTGGCTTCTTTACCGAAGACTATAAGTATGTTGATGGAGGAGACCTAGATGAGTATAATGGTAGATACTGTTCTACTCCCGAATTCCCTGATGGCGTGTATGCATACTTTGCTGGTATCGCCGCTGATCAGCAGTCAAGTGCCAGAGAACCACAATTCCCATACTTCATTGGTCCAGAATTCAGAGACTCTGCTATTGAACCTTCAAGTACTAATATTGATCAAGACTTTGATGTTAATGATAAGCCAATCTTTAGAAATACTTTCCCGTATTATGTGGGTAGCCCATTCGCTGGTAGTGAATTCTTAGTTCAATCATATTTGTTTGACACTCAAGACCAGATTGTTGAATCAATTTCTCCTGGTGAGATTGATGGCATTGCTATTGTTGGTGCTGGAAATAGTTACGGTGTTGGTGATATTCCTATCTTTGATAGTAGTGAAGATTCTGTCAGTTCTATTGTTAGTCAGGTAGTTGGGTTTGGTATATCAACTATTGACGAAGATACTTTGTCATATAGTAAATTAGTAACAAAAGTTATTAGAGTTGATCAAAGTACTGTTCGCATTTATGTTGATCCTGTTCACGCCTATCGCGAGGGCGACTCTGTTATCATTAGTGGTCTAACTACGTTCACTTCCGTTATTGGCGGCTCACGTATTGTTAGTATTGACAATACGTCAATGAGTCTTTATAATCCAGTTCCAGCAGCTGTTTCTGAAGGTGCGATAGACATTTTCGTAAATTATATTTCATCAAATGTCAGCGTTGGTTCTTCTTTGACTATTGGAAGTGGTAATGATATTGAGGAAGTAAGCGTATTAAATATTTTCCCCATAAATAAAGCTCTTAGAGTTTATAGATCACAAGCAACATCAACTGTTGCTCCTATTGGAGCAAGAGTATTCCCTATCAAAAATTTCTTTGATATTGATGTAAGAACCGATGAGTTTGAATCTGAGTTGAATGAAGATTACTTCTTCAATCCAAGGCAGACGTTTAGTACTGCTAGTGAGTTAGGGGAAACAACAGAAAGAATCTATTCAATTGGTAATATTAATTATGAAATTTCTATTCCTGCTGCTTCTATCTACGCACCTTCACATCAGTTTAGAAACTTAGAAAAAGTTACTTTTATTAAGCCAGCACTTGGGGCACCTATTCAAGTTAGGGATAATGCAGGTAACATTCAAATTATTCCACAGATTGGTGATGAAGAAACTTTATATGTTCATAATGTATCAAAAGATTTGATTGGACTTAGGTTTAGTCCAGAAGAAGAGGATTTAGTTATTCTTTCTGATGGTAGTGATCTTTTCCGCTATAATATCATCACTGATAGATTTGCTGAAACAGCTAACCTTGATAGAATTAGATCTAATATTACGACTATAGAACCCCATCAACTAGAGAATGGAGATGCTGTAGATGTGAGTGTAATTCCTTTTGGTCCTGCTGGCATTGGATCAAACTCTTCTATTGTAGTTGAATTTAATGAGGTATCACAGTCTCTAATAATTGATCCTGAGATAGCTCTTCCTGCAGATGTTGATACATCACTAAATCTAATTACTATTGAAAATCACGGATATATTCTTGCTGATTATATTCTCTACACTGCTGCTGACACTGTTATTTCTGGGTTAACCAATAATGGTAAGTACTTTGTAATTCCATTTGATTCTGACAGATTCTACGTTGCCCAAACTGAAATTGATACTAAAATTGGTTCTGAAAATCCAATCGAATTAAATTCGCAGGGCGTAGGTAATCAAGTATTTGCCAAAGTAAATCCAGAACTCAATATCATCAGTAACCATGACATCAACTTTGATGTGTCATCACCCACATTATTTGGTAAAGAGTTAAAATTCTTTTATGATCAATCACTAACTGAAGTTTTTGAAAACAACAGTATTGACAGGGTGTTTGTTGTTAGTGGTATTTCTACCGAAGGATTTCCTGATGGCGAGAAAAATATTAGATATTCTACTAACAATCCTGGTGTTATCTATTATGGTCTTGAGTCTGGAGGATACATTTCCACTGCAGATACTAACGCCATTTCATATAACTCAATTAGTTATGTGAATAGTACTTATAGCATTAGGGGAACTGTTACTGTAGAAGGGGACTCGGTATTCTCATTATCACTTCCCCAGAGAC